GTAAGATTTACTCATCAATAAATCAACCAAATCTTTATCAGATTCCAAATAGGTGGTAACATCAGATTTCAGTGTGTATCTGAATGGTTCCCAACCTTCTACATCTAGTTCTTCTTGGGACATTTTGCCGGTATAATATTCCCATTTCTTACGCTTGAGTTTATTATATTTGAAGATGGCCTTTTTAGAGGCCACCCTATGGTCTGTCATAATAGTTAAAAACCTACTATGAATTTTAGGTATGTTCAATATTTCTTTGGATGGTTCTGTGATATCAATCTCAGAATCTTTTTTCCATAATTGAATTATTTCGTCAAGAGTTTGCATTATTTACTTCCAAAAACAAATTATCTAATTATAACAAATACTTACAGGTGTGTCAAGCGTCCAATTTTTCAATTTCAAAAAAATCATATCTAAATGAAACTGATGCAGTCAGTGTGTCTTCAACTGAATTTGTGGCTTTAAACTGAATGTCAGATAAAGAAACAGGGAACATATTTTGATATTTAATTCTGAACTTAGGATTATTTAGGCTAGACATAACCGTTAATACTCCGTCAGCGTATTGTGCCATTTGTTTAGAATTGATAATAGTTTCTCTGCGCCATAGATTGGCATATTCTTCATTCTTAACTGGTGTAGTTAAATCTCTCATCCAATCATGTATATCTGTCCATGCTTTTAATTCAGCATCAATTAAAAATGTAACATCTAATCTATTGTAAACCATTTTATTACCTGGTACATACAAATCAACAACAGATGTGGGTCTTGGCATTTCAGGTAAAGAAACACCTGGTAAATTAACAGATTGGCAAAAGTATTGAACATTGTTAATACGTGGCATCACAAAAATATATTTTGTGGATTGTAATAAACTTGTATTCTGTGGTTGCCTAGTTAATACATTTGATTCGGCCATATTAAATCTCCTTGTGTCCACTATTTATACGCATAAAAAAAGAGGGACCGAAGTCCCTCTCTTAGTATCACTCTTATTGGTGACTTAGTTCGACTACATCAAGTTCGCAACTTGGAAAATGCGGTAGTAAACATTGCTACGAGTAACTAAACGACCATTACCTGTAGAAGATGAGTAAACACCTTCTGCAAATGGGTTAGCAACCATACCGTAACGAGTTTTGAAACCGATTTTTGGTTGGAATGTGAATTGGTCAACTGCACGAACCATTTGTAGAGGTACGTATGGGCAGTAGAAAATACCTGCGTCATAAGGTGATGAACCTTTGTAACCTACAGTAACTAATTCGTTGTTGCTTGTGTAACCACCGAAGTATGGATCGATATACACTTTGATACGACCGTGTAATAGACCAGCATATGTGTTGCCTGTATCGTCAACTTGTAAATCAGCAGATAAAGCAGGAGTGTATTGTAACACACCAGCCATAGCAAGAGCTGAAGCTACGTCAGAAGAAACGATAAGAACGTTACCTTTGCCTCTACGAGTTTGTTTAGCAATAACGTTAGCATCACGTTCGATTTGGAAAATCAAACCTTTGAAACGTTCAACTGACCAACGACCGTTAGAGTCTGTATCTAAGTTGAAAATACCAGCAGTTTGTGTACCGTATTGAGCACCTGCTTTAGCAACTGCGTAGATAGTACGAATAACTTCACGGTTGATTTCTGCCAAGATTTCTGTTGACAAGATGTTTGACAACTCTGTTTCAGCATCCAAACCATGGATAGCTTTCAAATCTTGAGCAAGTTCTAGTGAGTATTCAGCTTTCAAAGCACGGCTTTGAGCTGTAACTGAAACTTTCTCGATTGAGAATGCCATTTGTTGGAAAGGAATACCTGTATCAGCACCCAATGTTTCTGCAGCACCAGTAGTTAAACCGATACCAGAAGTGAATGTGTTAGAACCGTTCACTGATTGGTTGATGTTACCGTAAGCAGATGGGTTAGTATTAGCATCAGTTGCAACTGTACCACCGAAACCGTATGGGTTAGATGTAGATACGTTACCTGAGAATACTGTGTTAGCTTCGTTAAAGAATGCTTCGTCGCCAGATTGACTGTCGTAACGGGCACGCATTGCGAAGATAAGACCAGTAGGGCCTGTCATTGGTTGTACACCAGCAACATCATAAGCAATCAAGTTAGGTAAAGCACGGCGAACCAATGAGATTAAGATTGGGTCGTAGTTTTTTACACCACCGGTTAAGTTTGTAGGACCGTCATTGGTTTCGTTAAGTTGTTGACGCTCTTGAAGGATGGCCTTTTGTTGGTTCTCAAGAACCATTGCGGTTACAGCCTTTTTATATGGGTCTTTAATAGCGTCTAGTTCTGGATGCTCCAAAACTGGTTGCCATTTAGTTTGTAATTCTTCTGAAAGATACATTATAGCTCCTTAGTTTTCTTTTTTAATTATTATTTTTTCAAGGTTTTAGAAATTGTTTGTGCATACATTGACATCTCAGCATCAGCAATCTTCGCTGTTTCTGGTTCGTCATCGAAATGAACACTCTCATCTAAAAATTCTTGTTGGTCTGCAACTTTAATAGTAGAAGGGAAATATGATTCTTTAATCATTTCCAATTTACCAGTAAAATCTTCTTCAGTAGTGAAATCAACACCTTCTGCAAGTGCAGCAATTTTTTCTACTTGGGTTTGAGTCAGGCCTTCACATACTGCGTAAATAGCCTCTACTTTTCTATGTTCGTTAAGTTCTTTATTCAACTCAACAGTTTTATTGATTTGTTCATTTAGTTCATCTTCTAATGAAGTAACTTTTTCAGCTAACTCTTCAACGATATCAACTTTTTCTTGAGGGATATCAATGTAATGCTCTAAGAATAAATCTTTAAGACCACCAATGAAATTCTCTACCATTTCAGCACGTAGACCTTTTTCAATAGCGATTTGATTTTCTGTCATCCACTCTTCAACCATATAGTTCAAGTAGTCATCAACTTTAGCAGCTAATTCTTCTTTAACTTGGTCAACAGCTTCTTCAAATTGAACATTCATTTTTTCTTCAATTTTTTCAGCGATGGTCATTACACGAGCAGTAACGGCAGCTTCAAAAATTGTTTGAGCTTTAGATTTGAAATCTTCTGATAAGTTTTCGCCAGCTAAAAGAGCATCAACATCTTCTGAAGAATCGTAATCGAAATCTTCTTCTGAAATCAAACTATCATTAGCTTCAGTTTCTTCACCATATGATTGGAATGTAGCACCTGGATTTTTAGCCATAGTTTGAGTTGGTTTTTTACCTGCTTTACGGTCACGAATAGTATCGTTAGAATCAGCATCTTGCTCAACTGAATCTAAATCACCACGGCCTTCTGAATCAGCAGGACCATTAGCTTTAGAAACACCAACACCGTCAGTTTGTTTACCTACACCAGTTTTACCTGGAGCAACTGCCGTTGGGCCACCTTTAGTACCGTCTGGTGTTGCATCTGTTGTTTTAGTAAGTGCTGCGCCTAGGTCTACGACACTAGTTGCTACACCCGCTGCGTTTAAAGATTTACCTAAACCGAAAGAATCTTGTCCGCCTCTTTTTGACGAAACGTTACCACCTAGAATTTCAGCGGCTGCTTCGGAAAGATTAAGTTTTGTAGTCATTTTAAAAATCTCCTTGGACTTGTATTGTTTATTTATAATATTATAATTTTTTGATGAAGTTTTCAAATATCTGAGCTGCAACAGCTTCAATTTCTCTACGACTAGCTTTTCTAATTGCTTGTTTTGCTATGTCGTGGTCCATTTCTGTCCAAACTCCATTAACTAACATCCATTCTTTGTTTTCCATAATGCCTCTTACAAAAGCATCAGGTGCAGAGGGGTCTGCCACAATATCTGCCGCTGTGGCTAGATAGAAGTCATCTTGAACAACGTTAACACCATTTTGTTGTTTGATGGAACCCATACCACGAGAAGAGACGCCTAACTGGCCGCCACCTTCAATTAGATTCCTAGCAATGTTACCCATAGGTGTGTCAAGAATTTTTGCTTTGCCTATCCAATCATTCCCTTCTTGCTGTAAATCCACAATCATGTGAGAAACACGGTCAAGATTGATTGAAGGCGTATCAGGATGACCTAATTCACCAAAGGCACGGTTTTTATTAATATATTGGTCAGTATATCTGGCTACTTCTTTTGCCATTACCTCACGCATATAGATACGACCATTTCTGTTCTTTTGTTCTGTTTGTAAAAATGGACCTGTAA